AAGCTGGAGCCGAAAATGTGGTCTACAACACCGTAGCGGGTGAGCAATCCAACACGTGGGCTGAAGTCGTTAGGTCCGATTGTACGCTGAACCATCACTGGGATGTATGGGCAATACACGATACCGGAATCGTAATACTCAGATCCTTTGTATCCGAGCAATGCGTAATCTACGGGCTTCGTACGAGTAGATGAATAACCGCCACCTGCGTTTGTTGCAGTGTAACCAGCATTGATCTGAGCTTCTGTACGAGTGTCACGATAGATTTGGAAACGACCACCGACCGATCCGACCTTGGCAATACCAACAGGCTGGGTGTTCACGTTACCGTTGACTGGCATCCATGTGAAGTTAGGAAGAGTCTCGAGGATAGCGCAAATGCGAGGTGTTGCAATGATGAAATTAGCAGCACCGCGGCGATTGCGAATAGCAACACGATTAGCTTCAACAACGATTCTGTTGTAGAAGTCACGTGCACGCTCTCCAGACCAACGACCATCAGCAGAGATAGCAGACCATGTGGAATAACCAGCAGCGCCAGCATTGAGACAGGTTTGAATCATACGTGCGATCATTTCGCGGTCGATTTCAGCCTGAATCTCATATGACATAGCGTTAGTAAGCTCGGTGTCGATATCGATACCGTTCATATTTTTAAGATCCTGCTCGAGCTCAACAGACCATTTAGCTGCCAACCTACGGGTCATAGCTTCAACGGCTGTTTTCTCAAACGAAACTGTGATCTGTGGGATCTTTGAGCTCATTTCAAATTGGCTCAAGAGAGCACCAACACCAGAGTCTTCAACTAAACCGCTCCACTCTGAACCACCACTGAGGTAACTTGAAGAAACGCCAGTGAAGGAGGAGTTGAGGTAGTTATAGCCAAGTTCTTTTCCGTTCGAAGTAGCTGTATTGCCACCTGTTCCAACTGGGCTTGTGCCTAAGCTACCGTCGCCGTAGTTTGTCTGAGCTCCGAGAGCATCAGAATCATACTTGTAGCGCATAGCAAAAGCAAGACCGACTGGACCAGTCATTGGCTGTACACCAACGATCTCATTTGTGATGAGCTCGGGGAATGTACGACGAATCATTGGAATAAGAACCTTAGGCAAACGAGCGTCGCCTTTAGCGTAGTTGTCTCCGGAAGTGACAGTACCAGTTGGTTGGTATGTGCTGCCGAAAACGCCGCCTTCGGCAGCTGTGTTAGCCTCGCGTAAGCACCATTGCTCTTGGTTTTCCAAGAGGATAGCGGTGTTTAAGCGGGTTGTTTCGTTACTAATCTCTGCAACTTTGTCGGACTTGAAATCCAATACTGGAGCCCATTTTTCGACAAGCTGCTGAGCTTTATCTTTGTTAATATGCATTAAGTTAGCCATAGTTTTGTTTTTTCCTTTTCTTTGTTTTGTGAGGGAAGATTATTTAGCGAAACGATTTCCACTAATTCTCTTCATCTCGTTCAGATAGCCGCTCACGCCTTCACCTGAAGTGCTGTCGCGCTCAATCTCATTGTTAAATTCTTGTTTTTCTTCGATAATCTGAGGACGATCGATAGAAGGTGTTTTTACAAATTCGTTTTTAACAGACTCTTTGATTTCATCAACTTCGTCTTGTGATTGTCTTTCAAACATTTCAACGACGTATTGGAAATTTTCTTGAATGTACTCTGGAGCTTTATTACCAAGAAGCTTATTAACGAATGCCTTTTTAGAAGACGGCATGTCTGTTGTCTTTTCTTCGAGAATAATTTTAGCTTCCGCTTTGTTAGCTCTAAGGGACAAATCAACGTTTTGTTTTAAAGCCTCATTGAGTTCGCCACGAAGCGACTCAATTGTCTTTTTGCCATCAACCAAGGCTTCTTTAACTTCAGAGTCAATAAACTCTTCTGTGATGCCAACGATTTGGCGAATCTGTTTAATTTGATTAGCAGCTTTGATATTAGCAACTGCTTCAGAAATTTGATCCTTAGGAATATGTTTGTCGATGTAAAGATCGAGATAGTTAGAAACTTCCTCAACGAGACGTTCTTGGAAGGCTTTGGCTTCTTCGCCAACTTCGCCTTCATACTTTTCGACTACTCGTTGAAGCTTCTCGGTATATTTTTTGTCAATACCTTTAACAAGTTTTTGAAGCTTAACAGCATGATCAGTATCAATGGCTTCAACAAGCTTTTTGAGTTTAGCTGAATGATCTACATCAATCTTTTCAACTACTTGCTCGAGCTTAGCTGTATATTCTTCGTCAAGCTTTTGTTTCAAGTGCTCTGATTCGAGTTGGACTTTTTCTTTTGATTTTTCTTCAACAGCCTGAGTAAAAGCTTCTTCAATTGTATTGAGAGTTTCTTCTGAAATCAGGTCTTTGAACTGTTCGCTGAGAATATTCTTGATCATGATGTTGTATTTTTATTTATCTAAAATGGTTTATTTTTCTTGACTCTGAGATTGTTTAATTCTCGTTTTTAATTTAGCTTCAATCATTTTGTTTAACGATTGACTTGCTTCGCTGTAGTTTTTATTAGCAATGTCACCAATAAATC